TTAGCCTGAAACGCCATGATCTCCGTCCTTGGTGGCAGTTGCTATGGTGCGACGGAGTTGGTTTGCGATGGCTTCTCCCTTCTGAGTGAGGCGCACGATCTTGCGCCGTTGGTCGTCTTCGTCGGTTTCGAGTTTGATCCAGCCCAGCCCATCCGGGTCGCGCTTGGTCGGCTCCATGAGCAGTTGATATGACCGACCGATAGACTGGCCGAAGATCGGCTCGCCGGTCTTGTCTGCGCCCGCGATCTCCTTGAGGTCGCTGACGATGATCGACTTGCCGAGGCTATTGGCTTCGACGATCAGCGCGAAGGCATAGACCTGACGCAGCGAAGTCCGCGCCGGGATTTCAAAAGCGATGGTCTGGAGAGCCTTGGCGAACGCCATGAACTGCCCGGCCCCCTCCTTGAGGCGGCTTGGCGTGGTCAGGTCTACGCCCTCGACGACAGAGCCTTGAAGTTCTTCGGGGGATTTGCGGCGACGGGCCATCGGCGGGCTTCCTTTAACGGGTTTGCCAAACGATTGCCTTGAGTCACCCATCTCCTCAACGGAAAAGAGCGAAAGGATAACGGCCTCCTGTGTGTGAGCTACGGGAAAGCCTGTGTGCCACGACCCGTTAGATGTTGTCAACGCAAAGGATGGCACTTGATGTTTTCTGAAATTCTGCCCGACGTTTAGGCCCGCGCCCATCCAGCTAAATATGGGGTGCGAGAAACCTTCAAAGACAAACTGGCGCGACAGATCGCGCTTGAGGACGAGAGCCGTGCCCTCGGCGCCAGCCGATACCGTGCGCGCCGCCCGCTGCCGTGGCGACATGAACCTTCCAGCACGGACGAGGAAGGCGACCTACCGCCCGGCCGACAGCTATTGCGGCTGGCGATCCAGCCCACGGCCGAAGCTATCCGGTCGTTCTGCGATGTCGTGAATCACGGCGGCGGAACCCGCATCCCAGAGGCCGCCCTGATCCTGTCCAGTGTCGGCGCCGAAGAGGCCGCCTATCTGACCGGCCGCGTGATCCTGTCTGCCGCCGCCGAGGGCAAGAAGCTGACTGCGACGGCCATCGCCGTCGCCGACGCCATCATTGAACATCAGCAGATGGAGAACCTTCGCCGGGCCCGCGCCGATGTGTTCAAGGGCGTCCTCCGCGTTCAGGCCCATGGCGTCCGCTCGCTCAAAATGAAGCGGAAGATTCAGAACATCATGAGCGACCACGGCTTCGACCAGCCGTTCCCGCTGGCGATGCGGATTCGCACGGGCGTCAAAGCCATCGAACTGTTCTGCGATGCGACCGGCCTGTTCGCCATCGAGAGCCAAGGCCAGCGCACAAAATACGTTCGGCCCACCGAGGCCGTTCACAAGTGGCTGGAGCAACAACACGCCCGCTGCGAACTGCTTGAGCCGATCAGCCTTCCGATGATCGTGCGCCCCCGCCGTTGGTCGTCGCCGTTCAAGGGCGGCTACATCACGAAGCAGCCGGGCAACCGTCTCGTGAAGCAGGCCAACGCCGCCTACCACGATCAGCTTCGCGACCAGATGATGCCCGGCGTCTATGACGCCGTGAACGCGGTTCAGGAGACCGCTTGGAAAATCAACGGTCCCATCCTCGCGATCATGCGCGAAATCTGGGACGGCGGCGGCGAACTCGGCGACCTCCCTGCTCGCAATCCGACGCCCATCCCGCCCCGCCCCGCCGACTACGCCGAGAACGAAGAGACCGCCAACCGCTGGAAGCGCGAGGCGTCGGACATCCACGACCTGAACGCCAAGAACGTCAGCAAGCGGCTGGCCCTGTCGCAACGTCTATGGGTGGCGACGAAGTTCGCTGACGAAGAGGCCATCTACTTCCCCCACAGCCTCGACTTCCGAGGCCGCGTCTATCCGTTGGCGACCGGCGGACCTCACCCGCAGGGCGATGATGTCGCCAAGGCTCTGCTGACCTTCGCCGTTGGTCAGCCGATCACCAACGACGGCGCCCGCTGGCTGGCGATCCACCTCGCGGGCCTGTTCGGCATCGACAAGGTGTCATTCGACGAGCGTGTGCAGTGGGTGTGGGACAATCAGATCGCCATCCTCGACAGCGCGGCCGATCCACTCGACGGTCAACGGTTCTGGGCGACGGCCGACAGCCCGTTCATGGCCTTGGCCGCGTGTCTGGAATGGGCGGGCTACATCCGCGAGGGCGCCGACTTCATCAGTCACCTTCCGGTGAGCCTTGATGGCAGCAACAGCGGCTTGCAGCACTTCTCGGCCATGCTCCGAGACCCCATCGGAGCCAAAGCCGTCAACCTCAAACCGGGCGACCGGCCGCAGGACATCTACAGCGATGTCGCCGCCGCCGTTCAGGCCCGCGTGAACGAGAGCTACGACCCGGCCGCGACTGCATGGAAGGGCAACAAGGTCACTCGCAAGATCACCAAACGCCCGGTCATGACCTTCACCTACTCGGCCACGAAATACGGCTACTGCGATCAAATCCTCCAGACGCTTCGCGAGATCGACGGCGCCGGTCAGCCCTACCTCGACGCCGACAACTATGTGGCGGCTCGCTACATGGCGGCTGAAATCTGGGACGGCGTTCAGGGCACTGTCGTCGCCGCAGCCGAAGCCATGGCGTGGCTGCGAACGGTCGCGTCGATCATGACCAAGGCCGGTGTGCCGATCCGATGGACGGCGCCCACGGGTCTGCCTGTGCTTCAGACCTACAAGAGCCGCAAGGCCGACCTGATCCGTGTCGTCTTCAAGGGCCAGCGCATCCGGCTACAGGTCAGGAACGAACTTTCGAAACTCGACAGCAAGCGTCAGGCGAACGGCATCAGTCCGAACCTGATCCACAGCATGGACGCCTCTCACCTCATGGGCGTGGCGAACCGTTGCTACGACCACGACATCCGCTCTCTGGCCGTTGTCCATGACAGCTTCGGCGTCCATGCCGCCCGCGTGTCGGACCTTCAAAACATCCTCCGCGACACCTTCGCCGATCTCTACGAGACGAACTGGCTTGAGGTGTTCCGAGAGGAATTCATCGCGCAGCTTCCGCCGGAGTGGGCCGACAAAATCCCGCCGGTCCCGGCCCTTGGCGCCTTCGACATCGAGCAAGTTCGACGCAGCCCCTACCTGTTCGCGTGATCCATGGGCCAGCTATTGAACACTCGAACCAATCCCATGAACCCATTGCCCTCAATCGGTGATCGCGTCCGCACGGATTCGACGGTCGCCCTCCTACGCGAGCCAGCCTTCGCACTGCTGTCTCGCATCCAAGACGCAAACCCGTCCGATCAGGTCCGCGCCCTGTTTCTGGTTGCAGCCGTGATCTCCGACGCCATCGGCATCGACGGCCACGACGCACTGAACAGCGCGAAGCGAATGCTTTCGACGGCGGAAGGCCCGCACACCGTCCACGTCCAAGCGATCCGCGATTATGCTGACGGCGAGTTGCGCCGCATTGAGTGAAGCCTGACGTAGATGTCTTTGTCGCGCTGGCCGGTCTGATGCAGTCGGACGCCGCGCACTTCCTCATGCCGACCGATCTGGCAGACGAGGCGTCGGCGTGGCTTCTGTCGCAAGGCATCCAGCACGAGTGGAATGATCTCTACATCATGGGACGCGAGCCTACGGGCGGAACCCTGATCTCGATTTCCGGCGACCTCGGCGCACTCGCATTCAGAATGTGGGGGTCCGATGAAGTTGTCGGGCCTGTTTCTTTTTCGCCCGCCGCGCGTCGTCATAGCCCTTGATCGTGACCGCCCGACAGGCGTCGCCGCAGTAGCGACGGTTAGGTGTGGAGACGAACTCTCCCGCGCAGACTTTGCATGTCCCCATGATCGGCTCCTTGGGCTTGATCCCCAGCCGTTCATCGCTTGCTGCAAGCAGGTCTTCGATCTTCGCGGCCCACCGGCCCTCACATTTGAGCATCCCATATTTAACCCGGATGCCCGCCCCCAAACCATTTTCTTCAAAGGGCAATCGCCATGAATTTCGTCCGCGATTACATCCTGCCTCGCCTCAAAGAGCGCAGCACCTACGTCGGTCTCGTGGCTCTCGCGACCGCCTTCGGCATCGCCGTTGATCCGGCCTATGTCGATGTCGCTCTGGCAGTCGGCGCCGCTATCGGTGGCGTGATTGGCATCGTCTGGAAAGACGCGCCCGCCGCGTGAGCAGACACCAGCCCGCCGCTCACGGCGTCCGCGACACCTTCCCGACCAACATTCCCGACCTCATCAAGTGGCTCGACATCTTCTGTCCCGAGCCTATGCCGCGCCCGGTCAGACGATTGAGGAAGTGATGTTCGCGGCCGGTCGCCGCGATCTCGCCCGCCAACTTCAACGCCAGTTCGAACGATCTCTTGAGCGGCCGAACGCCCTCTAACGGAGACCGCTCATGTGTTCCCTTTTCAAGAAACCGAAGGTGGTTTCTGCGCCGGTCGCGGCTGACGCCCCGATCCTTCGCAACCCCTATCTCGACGGCCTCGACGCCGTTGTCCGCGCCCGTCAGAGCGGTGTTCGCGCCCTGACGATCCGCAAGGCCACGGGCACACCGAGCGTCCCCGGCGCGACGACTACACCGTCCAGCCCGACGCTTCCGGCAACGCCGAACGTCGCCACCGGAAACACTCTCTCCGACCTCGCGCGCCCGTCGCTGGCGATCACGAGCAGAACCCTCTCTTCGAAAGTCTAACCCTACCGCATGAAGACCGCAGCAGCGCGTTTCAGCGCGCTGTCGGTCGCCCGCAACTCCGTTCTGGAGAAGGCGCGTGAGGCATCGCGGCTGACCATTCCCGGCTTGATCCCAGAGATCGGCCAGAATGAACACTACAGCCCGACCCAACCCTATCAGTCGGCGGGCGCACACGGCCTCCGCAGCCTGTCGGCGCGGTTGCTCTCGACCCTGTTTCCGACCTCGGTCCAGTTCTTCCGACTGGAACTCGACGCCTTCGCGGCGGCGCAGCTTCAGGCGGACAAGAACGACGTAGACACCCGCCTGTCGCAGGTGGCCGAGACGACCGCCGCGATGATGGACGACCTCAAGGTTCGTCCCGCGCTGGCAGAAGTCATCAAGCAACTGATCGCAGCGGGCAACGTCGTCGGCTACCTGCCGCAGGACCGCGCCCCTCGCGTGTATCGCATCGACCAGTTCGTGTTGAAGCGTGACAACTACGGCCAGTTCACCGACATCATCATCCAAGAGAAGGTCTGGCCTTCGACCCTCCCCGAGGCCGTTCGCACCGCCCTTGGCGTCAAGCTCGACCCGAACACGGACGAGAAGCAGATCGATGTTTACACCGTTGTCGAACAACGGGACGGCAAGGTCACGCACTGGCAGGAGATCGAGGGCAAGGAAGTCCCCGGCTCCAAGTCCGACCCCATCCCGACCGATCAGGCTGGATGGCTCGCCCCGCGTTGGACCGTCGTTCCCGGTAGCGACTATGGCCGCAGCCACGTCACCGAATATCTCGGCGACCTCCTGTCGATGGACGACAACTACAAGGCCATCACGCAGTTCGCAGCCATCGCCTCTCGCGTCGTCACGGTCGTCAATCCGAACTCGTCGCTCGATGTCGCGGAACTCGCGGCGGCCGAATCCGGCGACTACCTCTATGGCGAACCCGAAGCCATCCAGACGCTCGGTCTGAACAAGTCGCAGGACTTCGCCGTCATCAAGGACGTGACCGCGACCATTGAGGCGCGGGTCAAAGAAGCGTTCCTCGTCGCAAACTATCGCGACGCAGAGCGTGTCACGGCTGAAGAAATCCGCAGCCAATCCGAAGAACTGGAAAACGGTTTGGGCGGCACCTTCTCTGTGCTGGCCTCCGAACTCCAACAGCCGATTGCAGCCCGCTATCTCTATGTCGCGGCACAGCGCAAACTCATCCCCGCCATCCCCGAGGGCATTCGTCCGAAGATCGTGACGGGTCTGGCCGCGCTTGGTCGGGCCGCAGAGGTGAACCGCCTTCGCACGTTCGCCGCCGACGCCATCCAAATCCTGACGCCGCAGGTCTTCGCCAGCCTCGTGAACGCCCCCGCGTTCTTGAGCCGCCTTGGCAATGAACACGGCGTCTCAAGCCTCGAAACCCTCCTGAAGACGGAGGACCAAATGGCCCAAGAGCAGCAGCAAGCCATGGCGCAACAGGCCATGCAAGCCGCGACCCCGGCCATCGCGGAAGCCGCCATCGGCGCGGCGACCCAAGACCCTAACCAAGGAACTTAATGAGCCTCGAAAGCCCGGTCATAGAGACCACCTCGCCCGCACCTGACTATTCCCAGCTTCCGGCGTCGGCCTTTCCAGAGAGTGCAGACCCCTCGACCTACAAAGACTCCCTGTCGGCGCCGGAAACCCCGGCCAAGCCGGAGCGTCCCGCCCACATTTCGGAGAAATTCTGGGATGCGGAAGCGGGCACGATCCGCGTCGATGACATGGCGAAATCGTATGCGGAACTGGAAGCCAAGCTCCGGTCTCCCAAGTCCGAGGACAAGCCCGCAGACGAAGCGGACAAGCCGAACGATCTGACTATCGAACCCGCCAAGCCGGAGGCTCCGGCCGAGGCCGAGGCGAACCCGATCACGACCGCTTTCGAGTCCTTCGCCAAGCACTACGAAGACACCAAGGGCCAGCCCGCCGAGGATCAGATCGCAGAGATTGTGAAGCTGGGCGTCCCGCAGAACATCGTAGAGAACTACCTTGCTGGCCTGTCGGCCCTGTCCCAACTCGCATTCCAACAGGCTCATGCGACAGCGGGCGGCCAAGACATCTTCGACGCGGCGTCGGATTGGGCTTCCAAGTCCCTGACCGCCGCCGAGATCGACAGCTACAATACCCTCGTCACGAACTCGACCACCGCTAAACAAGGCGTCGAATGGCTCGTGGCGAAATACAAGGTGGCGCATCCGTCCGAAGGGTCGTTCGTCGAGTCCACGCCGGGCACCGCAGTCGGCGACGTGTTCCGATCCAAGTCGGAAATGGTCGCCGCCATGAAGACCGACCGATACCAGACTGACCGAGCCTATGTGGCCGAGGTCGCTGAAAAGGTCGCCCGCTCGCAAGCAGCCGGAACGCTGCTCTAAAGCACACTTAAGACCACGCCCGCCTGCCTCCATAGAGGCTCGCAAGCGGGGCCGCACAGTTCCCAGCGCAAATCGGGAACTGACCGTCCACGGACGGGCGGCCGGTGAAAGCCCGGCCTAACCCTTTCTCCCAAATCAAAGCGGAAACATCCGGCTGCGAAGAGGCCGGTTTCGACCGCACAACCTCATGCGCCAGCGGACTCCGATTGATCGACGGGAGCCAAAACTCTCTCTCAATCAAGGAGCCTAATGGCTAACTCCACCCCCTCGAATCCCGGCTACAAGGCCGGTGATACTCCCGGCACCAACAACCTGCTGATCGACATCTTCGGCGGCGAGGTTCAGGCGGCCTACGAACGCATGACCATCATGCGCGACAAGCATCGCGTCTTCGCGCTGGCCAACGGCAAATCGCTGCGCTTCCCCCGCGTCGGCCGCGCAACCGCGTCCTACCACACGCCCGGCACTGAAATCGTCGGCAAGCAAATCGGCCACGACGAGATCATCCTGACCTCGGACGACAAGCTGATCTCCGACGTGTTCGTCGCCGACATCCACGAAATCCTGAACCACTTCGACATTCGCTCGGAATACGTTCGCCAACTGGCTGAAGCTCTGGCCGTCCAGTTCGACCAGAACGCCATGCGCGCTGTCGTCAAGGCTGCTCGCGCCACCGATCTGCTCGGCACCTCGGGCGGCGGCGCACCGACCCCGGTCGTGGATTCCGCTATGGCGACCGACGCCACGAAGCTGTTCGACGCCTTCTCCAAGGCCAAGGAAGCCCTCGACGGCAAGAACGTCCGCGTCGATATGGTCGATGTGTTCGGCCTCGTGAAGAACCTTCAATGGTATGCGATGGCGCGCTCGGACAAGAACCTGAACCGCGACTACAACGGCGGCGACGCTTCGCTCCGCAAGCACACCCTCGAAACCATCGACGGCATCAAGATCGTCAAGTCCAACATCGCGCCGTTCGGCAACGATGACTCGGCCAACCTCGACATCCCGACCCGCTACCGTCTGAAGATGGGCACGACTATCGGCGCCGTCTGGACCAAGGACGCCATCGGCACCGCCGAAGTTCAGGGCCTGTCGGTTCAGACCGAAGACCAGATCAGCAAGCAAGGCACTCTCATCCTCGCCCGTCAGATGACCGGCACCGATGTCTTCCGTGCCTCGGATGCGGTCGAACTCCGCACCGACGCCATCCCGGCCTAACGACCGGCAACCGCCACACCAGAAGGGCGCGCTCTCTCACGAGGGCGCGTCCTTTTTTTCACCTCGTTCCGAAGGAGATCGCGCCCATGCTGGCTGCGCCCATGACGGAACTTGAGGCCGTCAACGACATGCTGATCGGCATCGGCCAGCTTCCCGTCAACGCCATCATTCCCGAGATCGTGGACCAGTCCATCGCGCTCGGCGAACTGAACAAGGTCGTTCGCGAAGTCTGCCTCTACGGCTTCAAGTTCAACACCGATGAGGACTTCGTTCTCTCCCCCGACATCGACGGCTTTATCGCCGTCCCCACCGGCGCCCTCGACATTGACCCGATGGATAAGGCGCAGGACATCATTGTTCGAAAGCACCCATCGAAAGGCTTCGGCCTCTGGGACGCCGCGAACCTGACGTGGGTGATGGCCCTGCCGGTCAAGGTCCGCGTCAAGTGGTCGTTCACGTTCGACGCCCTGCCGGAAGCCGCCCGTGGCTACGCGGTCATCGCGGCCGGTCGCAAGTTCACCGCTCGGGTTGTGGGCGACCCAGCCGCCGACCGCTTCGGCGAAGAGGATCAGCGACGCGCTTGGCTGACGCTGCAACGCCAGCAGTCCGCCTCGGCCGACATCAACATCTTCCGCGCCAACAAGGCTCTTTCCGCATCTCTGAACCGGCGTGGCCGGGCTTGGAGGTCCGATAAGTGAGCCTCGTGACCCGCTCGCTGCCGTCCCTTCACGGGGGCGTTTCGCAGCAAACGCCGCTGGTCCGCTCGCCCGATCAACTCGAAAGCCTGACCAACGGCTGGCCATCCATCGCGACCGGCCTGACCAAACGCGCACCTTCAGAGGTCGTCGCTCGGCTTATGCCGACCGCGCCGGAAAACGCACACGTCCACACCATCAACCGCGACACCGCAGAGCAGTATGTGGTGATCGTCGCAGACGGCCAGATCAAGGTGTTCGACACCCTCACCGGCCAAGAGAAGCTTGTCACCGCCCCCGGCGGCTGGGCCTACCTCTCGACCGTCGAGGATTACGGCACGGACATCTCGGCGTTCAGCGTCGCGGACTACACCTTCATCACCAATCGTCGCATGAAGTGCGCCATGGGCGCGCTGGGCGCCGACACCCAACCTGATCCCGCCGAGCAAATCTGGCTTAACCGCCGGATTGGCACCGATGCGAACGGCGATCCCTACGCGCCGGGCAGCACCTACACCTATCCGCCTAACCCGACCGCTGGCGTCATCACCGGCACGGTGCAGCGTTTCGACAAACTGCCGCCCGTCAATCAGGGCGACACGCCCCCGCCCGAAGGCGCCATCTACCGCGTCCAAGGCGACGAAACGGGAGGCTTTATGTCCTACTACGTCGTCCGTCGCGGCGGCGTATGGGAGGAATGCGTCAAGCCCGGACTGGTCAACGCCATCGACTACAAGACCATGCCCCACGCCCTCGTTCGCGAGGCCGATGGAAGCTTCGTCTTCGCTCCGTTCTCGTGGGCGCCCCGCCGCGTCGGCGACACGGACATCAACCCGAACCCCGGCTTCATCGGCCGCCCGATCCGCAAGGTGTTCTTCTATCAGAACCGCTTGGCCTTCCTCTACGACGAGAACTGCATCCTCTCGTGCGTCGGCGACTTCGGAAACTTCTGGCGTATGTCGCAAACCGACTATCTGGAAAGCGACGTGCTGGACGCCGGGGCGACTTCGACCAAGGTCTCGCCTCTGCTGGATGCGACCACTCACAATGACGGCATCCTGCTCACGTCCGACCAAACACAGTTCAGCCTCTCGCACGGCGAACTCGGTTTGAACGCCTCGTCGCTCGCGATCCGGCCGACGACGAACTACACCGTCAACACCGTCGCTGGCCTCGCCTCGCTCGGCTCCGAAATCTACTTCGCTGTCGAGAACAGCGGCTTCGCCAAGGTCATGGAATACGCCCGGCTCGCCGGGGCTGACACGACCACGGCTTCGGACGTGACGGCGCACTGCGACCGCTACATCCCGGCGGGCGTCCACGCACTGATCCCGGCCGATGATCTGTCCGCTTTGTTCGTCCTGACGAACGGCGCCCCGAGCAAGGTCTACTGCTACAACTTCTATTGGGCCTCGTCCGACGAGAAGCTTCAGTCCGCGTGGCATGAATGGGACTTCGGACCCGGCACCCGGATCGTCTCTGGCGCCTACCTCAAGGGCACGCTTTACCTCACGGTTCAGCGAAACGATGGCCTGTGGTTGGAGAGGGTCAACCTGACCGCTGGCTCGCGCCCGGTGCAGACGACCCATCAAATCCATCTGGATCGTCGGGCGACCGTGACCGGGACCTATCAGGCCACGCCGAACACAACGCAGTTCATCTTGCCCTATCGGCCGGTGAAAGCCCGGTTCCAGATGGTTCGAGGCAACGCCTTCGCGGGCCGCCCCGAAACGCTGATCGACCCCTCGACCTACATCTGGATCACGGACAACATGGTCGAGGTTCCGGCAAGCGAGATTGCCGGACCTGTCGTCGTCGGGGAAGGCTACGAGTTCGCGTTCGAGTTCTCGACCCAATACATGCGGACCCAGCGCGGAGAGGCCATCACGACCGGCCGCACCACGCTTCGCACCTTCACCGTGAACTTCGTGGACACCGCCTATTTCAAGACATCGGTCGCGCCCTACGGCGTCAATCCGAATGTCGAGGAAATCCTGCCGTCCAAACTCTCGCAGTTCACCGGCAAGACCTTGGGCGCCGCGAGCTTCCGTCTGAACACGCCAGCCTATGCGACCGGCTCACACCGCTTTCAGGTCTACGGCCAGAACACGGCGACCCGCATCCGCATCGTGAACGACACCTACGCCGCCTCGACGTTCGTCGCGGCCGAGTGGGAAGCTAACTACTACAATCGTTCCAGAACCTGACCGCTCACGGGCGGTCAGGCCCTCACTTGAAAAGAACTCGGCCCGTAGCATCGTGAAAATCGCGGGCGCGGTCGTAGGTCTCATTTAGTCCCGCGAGCCAGTTGGGTTTGTTATCACAAGCCGCTCGGAGGGTGTTGTCACCCACCGTATCGGGAACGGAATAAACCGGCGCACCCCGTGCCGAACTCTGCCCGATCACATTGCCGAGGTTGTCATAAGTCGCGCTGGTGAGGACCGTCATCGAAGATTGACGACAATCGAACTCGGCCAAAAACAACTGAAACTTCGTCGTGCCGGAATTTATAACCCATGCGCGAGCAATATCGCCCGTGCGAGTGCGCCTACTGAAGTCGATCCCGGCTGCGAAATCGTCGCCAATGCTGACGAAACGCCAGTCTCCCGCAGACGCTGCCGACGAAATCATCGCCAGCGCAAAAGCCATAACCCACTTTTTCATTAGTCCCTCCGAACGGCGTTTCAATGCCACCGGCTGGGGCGACCAATCAACCCATGATCGAATTCCACGACCTCGCCGATGTCTCGGGCGAACAGATTCACGACTGGCTCGACGCCATCGCGAACAACCTTCGGCCCGCCGACTATGACGAGATCAAAGCGACCAATCCGCTCCTGACCATCGGCGATCCAGACCCTCTTCTGGTCCTCACCATGTCTGTCATGAACAGCTTGGACGCTTGGGTCATCACCGACGAAGGCGAGGCCATCGCCGTCTACGGCGTGGGTCCGTCCGACGAAGCCGGTTCAGGCATTGTGTGGATGCTCGGGACGCCCGGCATGGAGAGGCCCAGAGCCAAGATCGCCATCGGTCGCGAGACCTATGCCGTCATCAAACGCTGGCACGGGCGTTGGCCGCGTCTCTTCAACCACGTCGATGCTCGCAACAGCATGAGCATTTTCTGGCTCTTTCGGGCCGGGTTCGAGATCGAGGAAGTCGATCTGACCCATGGCCGCGAGAGCCGCCCATTCTACCTCATCAGCAGCATTCAGGAGGGACCAATCCATCTGTGATCCCGTGACTATCATGACGACCATCGCCGTCGTTGGGGCCGCGACCGAGACCATCGGTCAAATGCAGTCCGCCAAGGCGCAGCAGAAGGCTATCGACGCCCAGCTTGCCACCACCCAGCAGGAAATCCGGGTCGCCCAGACAGCCGAACTGAACGAGCGTCAGCGCGTCGCTCGCAAGGAGCAGGCCCGCATCAAGGTCGCCGCCGGTGAAGCCGGTCTAAATATCGGTGGAAGCGTCGAAGCTCTCCTGAAGGACAGCCTCATGCAGAACCAACTTTCCGCCGAACGCACAAACCTCAACGCAGAGTCCCAGCAGCGCGCAGCCGCCGCAGAAGCCAACTCCATGTCCAGCCGCATCCAGTCGCCGACCATCCTCGGCGCGGGTCTCCGCATCGCTACGGCGGGCGCCCAAGGATACTACGGCGGCAAGAGCATCCAGCTTCAGCAGAGCGCAGCAGCCAAGGGGCCGAAATGATCCATGGCCGACCTTTCCAGACAATCCCAGCGTCGCACGACGCAAGACCGCATCACCAACAACCGCGATGCGATCCTCCCCACCCGCCGCGAAGATCGGGTTGACCCGGTTCGCGTCAACGCCTCGATGCGCGACGCACAGCGGGGCAACAATCTCGACGAACTTCGCCGGTTCTTCGGTCAGGCCCAAGACACGGCCGAAGCCTACTTCCGAAACGACATCGCCCAGACGGCGAAGCGAGCGGAAGGCGAATACGCACAGGGCATGACCGACGCCTTGGGCGGCGTCGAAATGGACCCGGCCAAGGCCGAGGCCACCGCCTATCAGCGCGCCTACTACAGCGTGACGGCCTCGAACCGACAGACAAAGTTCGAGACGGAGACGACCCAAGGTCTGGACGATCTGATCCAGAGCGGGGCGACCGTCGAAGAGATCGAAACCTACATGCAGGAGCGATCCTCGGCCTTCGTCGGCGAGGTCTCCGATCTGTTCGAAAGCCCCGAAGTCCGCCTCCAAGTCGGACAGCGGATGCAGCGTTGGTCGAATGACGTGAACGCTCGCGCCTCCGGCGTCCTGCAAGAGCGCACCGACCGCGAAATGCTGAATATGACCACGGGGGAAGTGCAAGCCGCACTCGGCCGGGGTGAAGGCATCGACCTACTCGGGACAGTCGGGCGGCTCAAAGAGGCTGGCCTTGATGGCGTCGCCGTGCAGGAGGAAATCGTCAACGCGGTCGTGGCCTACGCCACCCAGACCGGCGATCTGACCGGCCTTTACTCGCTGCTCGACACGCGCCGCCCGGAGGATGTCGCGGCCGAGATCGAAGCGGCCCGCGCCGACGCGAACAATGCGGTGATCGAAGGCAGTCCGTTGCCGTCCGTCACGGCCGAACCCACACCCGCACCGGCTGCTCCCGCCGCCCCGGCATCGACCTACATCATGCCTCTGGAAGGCCGTGTCACGTCGGGCTTGGGCGCCCGACGCGCACCCCTTCGCGGGGCTTCTACCGATCACGGCGGCATCGACATCGCGGTTCCCATCGGGACGCCGGTCGTCGCACCGGCGGATGGCGTAGTTGAGTTCGCTGGCCCGCGCGGTCGTGGCGGCAACACCGTCCTGATCCGTCACGCAGACGGACGTGTCACCGGCTACGCCCACCTCGACAGCATCAACGTCAAAGCGGGTGATCGCGTCTCGCAAGGGGCGACCTTCGCTGCATCCGGCAACACCGGAAACTCGACCGGCCCGCACCTTCACTTCTCGGCCCGCGACGCACAGGGGCGACGCATCGACCCCCGCTCCATCGTCGGACAGCCCGCACAGAACGCGACGCCTGATCCCTCGGCCCCGGCCGTGGAAATGGCGGATGCAGAGACCCCGGCTCAACGCCGCGCTCGCGCACCCGGCGCGTCGGTCCTGACCTCGGCCCAGCAAATCCGCGTCCTAAATGCGATTGAGGGCGTCGAGGCCGACACCGAACGTCGCACCGAAAAGGCGCGTGTCGAGGCCAAGGACGATCTGACCATCGACCTCTACAACCGCTCGCTTCGCGGCGAGAACGTGGACGAGGCGATCCAGACCGCAGCGGCCAACGGCGTTCTTGAACCCGGCGAAGCCATGACCATGCGCGGCGCCTTCCGCAGCCTTCGCAACGATGTCGCGGACGGTGAGGCCGACGAGGATTTGACCCTTCGCTACGCCAGCCGCTTCGCGGTTGCCGAACCCAACTACGCCAGCATCGGCGCCCAAGCTGACCGCGACTACAACGCGGGACGTTTTGGCACCGGCCGTAATGCGACCCGCGCCTATCTGGCGGTCAAGGAACGTGTGGCGGCTGGCTCGCGTCAGTCCGCCAGCATTCCGCCGGAGGAACGTCGCACCGCGACGGTCGCCCGATCCTATGTCGGTTCGGCCCTCGGCGAACTGGTTGGCGAAGCCCCACCACCTGATCGCCGCCGTCTCGGCGCGGACGCCCTGATCGAATGGGAACGCCGTGTCGCCGGAGGCAAAGCCCCGATGGCGGCGGCCGACGAGATCATTGCCGAATACACACCCCGATTCACACGACGCTCGACGGCTACGGCCGATGGCAACACCCGCGCCCCCGGCGCGACCCGCGCTCCCGGCTCCACCCAGACCGCCCGCGCGGGCGGAGTCACGCGCGTCGATAGGAATGGAAACATCATCCAAGGAGACTAATGGCATCCACCCGTTTCACCGGCCCTGACGGGCACGTTTTCGAATTCGAGGACGGCACCCCCGAACACGTCCGTCGCGCCTTCATTCAACGCCACTACGGCACGTCCGCAGAACAGACCAACAGCCGCCGCTCGGCGGCTGTTTCCCTCTCGGCGCCCAAGGATAAGCGCAGTCTCGGCGAACGCCTCGGCGACGTGTTCTCCAACACCGTAAACACCGGCTTCATCGCCGAAGGCTGGCGAGCGGGTCTGGATGACACCGCCGACTACATCGAGGCCGCCCAGCGCGGCGATCACAAAGCGGCGTTGAAGGTCAACGACCGCTTCACGCTCAACCCGATCCGCCTCGTGTCTCGCCTTTACAACTCGGGCGGCGTCTTGACCGACATGACCCAAAACACTCAGGACACTCGCGAGGCCGCTGACGATTGGGTCAGCCGCGAGCGCGCCCGGCGTCAGGAGTTCGCTCAATCCTCTCGCGACGATCCGTTTTGGAAAGCTGAAGGCGGCATTGTCGGCAAGACGCTCCACGGCGGCGCCGCTCTGCTCGGCACACTCGGCGGTGCGGCTCTTGATCCCACCTCCTACGTCACCGGCGGCTCGTCCATCGGAGCCAAGATCGCGGTTCAGGCCACTCTCGCGGGCGCCGTGGACCTGATCGCCCAGACAGACGCCACGGGCCTGACGCAGGATCGCTACGACGTTCTGCAAACCGTCCTGTCGGCTGGTGCTGGCGCGGTCTTCACAGGCACCTTTGAAGGCATCGGAGTCTTGGCGAAGGGGCGTGGAAACGTCCGCGCTCGCATTGACGCCGACCTTCGCTCCGAATCTGTGAACCTATCGCAGACCTTCCGCGACGAACTGGACACGGCCGATGCGATCTCGCTTCCGGCTCTGACCCGCGATGACTGGACCTTCCGGCCGACCCAGCAGGGTCCGGTCTCGGCCCTGCCGATGCGCGTCGAGGCGCCCCGTGCCGAACGCATGGACGGGCCTCGTATGGACGGCGCCGACGCTGGCCCGGACATCAACCCGGAATGGACGAAGGGCATGTCGCCCGAACGGCTCAAGGCCGTGACCGAACACCTCGACCGCCTCAAGGCTTTCATCAAGCCGGATCAGGTCGAACGGTTCGTGCGCTGGGCTGGCAGGGAAGACGTGAACATCACGGACGACCCGTCGCCACATTGGAACCAAGAGATTTTCGACTTCGACAAGCTGGCGAATGAGCCGGAGAAGTTCGAAGAAATCGTCGGCGTCATGGCCCAGATTTTCAAGCCGCTCTATGACGCGGCCGGGGACGCAAAGCAGACTTGGAAGTCCGTTCGCGACCGTCAGGCCGCGTTCGGCGTGACCGTTTCTGACGTGGTGAAAGCACACAGCGACATCACCGGCGACAACGGCATCGCGGCCAAGATGCACGCTTTGGAGACAATTTCGATCCAGCACACCGACCACCTTGTGACCAAGATGGTCGCGCTGGAGAAATCGCTGAACGGCGGGGACATCAACTCCGGTCTGATCGGCGACGTGGCGGCTCAACTGCAAGCGACCGTGATGTTCGACGCCATGGCGGCGGGCGCCAAGTCGGAGATCGGCCGCGCCCTCAACATCATGAAGATGGCGAAGCAGCGGACCCGCATCCTCAACGACATTCAAGGTCAGATGGACCTTATGGCTGACGCGCTCGGCACGGGCGATCTGGACCCGAAATCACTGGCCGAAGCCCTTAAGAAACTGCGCGAAGCCTACGGCTCGGGCGGCGAACGCGCCCTCAAAGACGAACTCCGCAAGGGCCGTCACATGGGGTTCGGCGACTACCTGTCTTACTACATCGTGGCTGGCTATCTGACGACGCCCGCGACCGCTGTCCGCAACGCAGTCGGCTCCGTCCTTCACGCGAGCATGACAGTCGGCGAACGCTACATCGCGGCGGGCATCACCAGCCCGCTCCGTCGTGGCCTCGGGGGGAAACGCACCTCGGCCGAAGGCGTGACCTTCCGCGAAGCCAACGCCTACCTCTTCGGCATCCACCAGTCTTTCGTCGATGCGACGAAGGCCGGGTTCAAAGCTTTCGTCCACGCCGCCCCCCAGACGGACATCGAAACGAGCGTCGGTCGCTATGCCATGGCCCAGCCGTTCGAGTTCAACGCCGAGCGGGCGGCAAAATGGAAGAAGGGCGGCCTCATGGTCATCCCCGACATGGCGATGACCGGGCTGTTCGGAACCCTTCGCACCCTTGGCATTCGACCGTCCCTCGGGATGGACGAGTTCACCAAGGTCATGACGCGCCGGATGCAGATCAACGCACTGGCCGCTCGCGAAGCGTCCTATCGTTCGGCCCGACTGCGCGGCAAGGAAGCGGATCGCGTCTATGCCAAGACCCTCGACGCCGTGACGCAGCGGCCGACCGCAGAAGCTTTCGTGCGGGCGAAGAACGAGTTCGAGGCGGTCGGCGCAGAATATGACCCGGCCAAATCCTACGCTGGCGACACTCGCCTTGAGGAAGCCGCCGACATTCTGGCGTCTGTCGATCTGCACGAAATGGCGAACGACTATGCGCGGCTGATGGCCTTCCAAAAGACCGGCCCGGCCGTCGAGGCTTTCGAGAAAGCGATGAAATACATCCCAATCGTGAAGGCACTCTACGTCCCGTTCCTCCGCACTCCGCTCAATCTGGTCCGCGCCGGTATGGTGGACCGCAACCCGGCTCTGGCATGGATCACGAAAGAGAACCGGGCGGCGTTCAAGACCTACTTCGCTGCCCTTGATGGACAGGAGAAAGCCCTGTCACGCGGAGGCGCAGAAGCCGACATCGTGATGGCTCGTATGGTCAGCGGCATGGCCCTCATGGGGTCGGCCGCCATGCTGTTCGCCAACGGCGATCTCGTCGGCAAGCGCAGCCCGGCCGAAGAACAGGACGGCATCAAATCCTATTCGATCCGCCTCGGGGGCCGCTGGTATCAATACAGCACCCTGTCGCCGGTCGCGGAAATGATCGGCATTACGGCCGACCTCTATCAGACCATGCGTGACCGCGATCTCGCCGACGACCAATCGACCGCTCTGGCGGGCGGGGTCATGGGCGCGATCATGAACAACATCGTCAACAAGGCCGCACTGCAAGGCGTCGGGGATTTCTTCGACCTGCTGGACCCGTCGTTCTCCAACACGGAATCCTCTCGCGGAGAGGCGATCACAAAGGCCGCGTTCAAGAAGCTGGGCGACTCCCTTGTCCCGGCCATCGTCCGCAACACGGCACAAGCTCAAGACCCGGTAATGCGCGAGGCGTCGGAATTCCTCGACTACTTCGCGCGCAACATTCTGATGTTGTCGGACAGTCTGCCCGAACGTCGGGACTGGCTCGGCCTTCCCATCGTCCGCAAGGACAAGGACGGCGGCTTCATCGAAGCTCTGGTCCAACCGCTCCGCGTGTCGGAACGGGAGGACGACATGGTGCGTCTGGAAATCTCGGCTCTCGCCCAAAACGATCCCGACCTGCTGATGGCGACCCGCCCCGCCGCTCGCTTCAACGGCCAGAAGATCACGCCGAAAGAACATGCCCGCGTTCTGGCGATCCAAGGTCAGGAGTGGCGCGATCCGTCCACCGGCCTGAACATGCATGAAGCCTTGGCTGAACTCGTGAACAGCGAGGACTACGCCAGCTACAGCGACCCGCGTCGCGCCCAATCCATCAAGGACACCGTGTCCCGCTACCGCCGACTGGCGACGGCGGCGATCAAGCGCGGCGACTATCCCGACATGGACCAAATGCTCGACCGCACCGGCGCCGCACAGGCGCAGGACATGGGCGAGAAGAAGGGTTGGGAGCCATACCGGATTGAGAACAAGGCCCGGTCCTACGGCGTCTCGGAGGATGCTCTCGCGAACATCATGAGCTTCGGCGCCGACTAAAACACCCCAGACAATCCACCCGGATCAGCCCGGTCGCTTTCAGCGGCCGGGCCTTTCGGCGTGGCTCAACGAAAGGATCAATGAGCTACCAAACCCGCGTCATCTACAACGTCGTGGAAGGCCAGCGCGAGTTCGACCTCGCCATTCCCTACCTCGACAAGACCCACATCAAGGTCACGCTCAACGGCTCCGCGTCGTTCTTCGAATGGGTCTCCGATAGTCGCATTCGGCTGACCTACCCGGCGATCACGAACAGCATCCTCAAGATCAGCCGCGTCACGCCGATCTCGGCCGCAGCCGTCGAGTTCCAGAACGGCGCCACCCTGACGAAAGAAGAACTGAACCGCGCCGTTCAACAGCTTCTCTACCGGCTCCAAGAGCAAGACGACTTCCTGAACGACAGCCTCGACCGCGCGATGGTCAGGCTCGGGGATCACCTCGGCGTCGTCACCACGCCCGACGCGATCATGGACGAACTGCTCCGGGTCTCGGAGTTGGGCGACGATCTCCTTGACCGTTTCCGAGACGCCCTCGCCAGCATCGACCTTTCGGCCGAACGCATTCTCGAACAGGCGTTTCAGCTTACCGATCAGGCTTTCCGAACCGACACCCTCGACGGCATCGTGTCGAACACGACGGCCCGCACCAACAGCCTCGAACTTCGCGTCGATACGATCACCGATCTGGTGGACTCGCTCGTCAACTTTGAGGACGGGACAGGGATTGCCACGGTCATCCAGAACGAGGCGCAAGAGCGCGTCGCTGGCGATACCGCTCTGGCATCGACCCTCGCCCTCATCGGGGCAAGGAACGGCGCAAACAACGCCTTCGTGCTGGACCTCAACACCGTTCGGGTCTCCGGCACAGAGAGCCTTGCACAACGCCTGTCGGCGATCACCGCCAAGGCCGACGACAACGCCGCCAAGATCATCACGGAATCGACGACGAGGGCGACCGCGATCTCGGCGGAAGCTGCCAAGATCGATGTTCTCATCGCGCGGGCGAACGGCATCGATTCAAGCATCACGGCCGAGCAAATCGCACGGTCGAACGCCGATGGCGCGCTGGCTCAAACCTTGTCGCTGCTGGGCGCCAAGAACGCCAACAATACCGCCTTCCTGCTGGACCTGAACAAGGTTCTCGTCGGTCCCACGGAGTCCTTCACCCAACGCCTGAACCAGATGGTGGCGACGGCCGGGACCAACGCACAGGCCCTCGTCACGAGCGAGGCGACCACGCGGGCCAGCCAAGACCAATCTTTGTCCCAACGCATTGATAGCGTCGGGGCGAAGACTGACGACAACACTGCCGCCATCGCGACCGAAGTCACGGCCCGGACCGACGCGGTGTCAGCAGAAGCGGCGCAGCGAACGGCATTGGCGACGAAGATCGCCGGTGACATCGCGGCGGCGGTCCTGACCGAAACGAACGCTCGCGTTGCGGCCGATCAGGCGGAAGCTCAAGCTCGTCAATCGCTGGCCGTTCAGGTCGGTCAGAACTCGACGGCCATCCAAAACGAGGCCACGGCTCGGGCAACCGCAGACGGGGCCATCGCCCAACAGTTCGCCGTCCTTGGCGCCTTCCGCAACAATCAGTCCATTTTCACGCTGGACCTCAACCGGGTCGAAGTCGGGCCGGGCTGGACGCTCGGCACTCGCCTGTCTGGCATCGACACATCCATCGGAAACGTCTCGGCCTCCGTGGTCGATGAACGCACCGCACGGATCAACGGTGACAACGCGCTCTCCCAGACGCTTCAGACCGTGCAGAACACGGTCGGAGCGCACACGGCGTCGATCACCACGCTTTCGGAGGTGACGGATGGGCTGAACGCACGGTGGAGCATCGTCCTCAACTCCAACGGCCACATCACGGGGATCACAGCGAACAACAACGGTTCGTTTGGATCACTGGCTTTCGTCGCTGACGAGATGTCGTTTGTCGCCCCCGGCGGCGGATCGCCCGTCAAGATCATGTCGCTGGTCAACGGCCGGGTTCGCTTCAACTCGAACGTCGAAATCTACGGCGACCTTCTTGTCACTGGCTCGATCAATCACACGCGACTGGTCAACAACACCGTCAGCAACACCGAAGCCGCCTACAACGCGGCCACGATCACGCTCAACAACACCACGCCGACCCGTATTCACGGCGTTTGGATCGGGGTCGAAAAGGCGGACAGCCCCATCGACATCGACTTCAACGCTTATGGGACATTCACCCACAACGCGGGCGGATCGTTCGTGGCCGTCGTCCAGCTTGTCCGGTCTCGCGGGACTGAAGGCGGGACCGTCATCCAGTCCGTTCAGTTGAACGGCAGCGGCATGGCGAACGACACATGGCAGGGCGCGCTTCCAATGAAGTTCCTCGACCGTCCGGGCGAGGCTGGGAACTGGCACTACTACGTCCAAATCTACTTCAGTTCCGGCATGTCCACCCAGACCGTGACCGCCCGCTACGGCAAGGTCACGGAGATGAAGAACAACACCTCGTCGCTCGGCGGCGGCACTGGCTCGGGCGGCGGCGTCGGATCAGGTGGCGGATCATCGGGAGGCGGCGGCGGCGGTGGCGGCGGCTACGATCCCGACCCCGGCGGCGGCGGCGGCGGCGGCGGCGACCAACCCATCATTACGGCATGACCATGAGACCGGCCTTAACGGGCCGGTCCCACGGCTAAATATCACTACCCCTTCAAAATATTCAGGAGACGCATGGCCCAGACCCAAACCGCTGCGGAGCAGTATCAAACCCTCGTCACTCAAGAAGCCGGTCTGCTGACCGCGAAGGCTCGCCTTCTCGAACAACTTGAGACGACCAACGCCCAACTGACCGCGATCCGCGCGGCCCTCCAAGGCGCCCAACTCGGTTTCAACGTCGCACAGGAAGCCGTCGATAACCCGGCGCCGACCGAACCCGACGCGGCTCCCGTCGAGGAGTAAGTCTGGATGAGCGGGCTGACGATCACCACTCTCGCCCAGCAAGTCCAAGTTCTCCTTGATAAGACGAAGCAGCAGAACTCGAATCTCGCTGCTTGGCTGGGTGGGTCCGCCACGGGTGGACCCAACAATGACGGCCGCTATCCCTTCGTGGATTTGAGCGGTCACGAAATCCTCGTTCCATCGCCCGCATCGTTCAGCGACATGACCTCCGGCCCGGCGGCGCAAGCCTCCGTCGCCAAGGTCGCGGCCGAACTCGCGCGCGATCTGGCACAAGGTCACGCCGACCGTGCAGACGCCCAGCGCATCCTTTCGGAAGCGGCTCGCGGCGCGGCGGTCGATGCGAGAAACCTCGCGCAGGAACATCGCAATCACGCTGGCACTCATGAGGCCAACGCTCGCTATTGGGCGGAACTCGCTCAAGGCTCGGGTCAGTCCACATCGCAGGATCGCGAGATCGTCGAACAGCTTGCAGAGAAGGTTTCCGAAGACGCCGCGCTTGCGACGCAGAAGGCTACCGCAGCCGAAGCCTCGGCCGCGCTTGCGGCGACGTTCGATCCCAACCTGTTCGACAAGAAATCCGACACGCTGGCCGCGTCACGTCTGGACGGCATGATCGACCCGGCTCGCATCCCTGTTCTCGTCGGCCAGACGCCGGTCGTCTCGACGGGTGGGATCGCCAACCTGACCGCTGCACAGCAGAACGGTGTGAAGGCTGGGACATTGGTTGCAACGACAAATGGTCGTCGCTGGGTCTATAGCGGGTCAGGCGCGAAGAATGCCGAAGCCAGCTACATCGAGCAAGGCGACGTGACGCCGGTCTGGTCCGTCATCGCGGACAAGCCGTCCTTCTACCCCTCCAACATCACCAATGTAGCGGGTCTGCAATCGGCTCTGGATGCGAAATCGAACACGGGCCACGGCCACGGCATCGCCGATGTTACGAACCTTCAGGCGGCTCTCGACGCTCGCGCCCTGATCGGCCACGTCCATGCGTGGACGACCATTACGGATCGCCCGACGATCTTCCCGACCGACATCGCCAACGTCAGCGGCCTACAGGCTGCGCTCGACGGCAAGTCGAACACCGGCCACGCTCACGCATGGACTGCCATCACGGATCGCCCGTCGATTTTCCCCACCGACATCGCCAGTGTCAGCGGCCTTCAGGCTGCTTTGAATGCCAAGGGCAACCTTGCTGGCGGGAACACATGGACCGGCGGGCAGACACTCAATGGCGGGATCACCGTCAAGGACAGTCTGACCATGACCGGCTCTGACCCCTATTTCCGACGAGACAGCAACTCGGCGGCTTGGGTTCTGGCTGGCGGACAGGGCTGGACCGACACGGGTGCAGTCATCGTCCTGCATGGCAAGGACCACGCCACAAGGCCCGGTCATGTGCTGATCAACGGCGTCGTTGGCGCCGCGACTTCAAGCCTTCAGATCGACGGTTTCAAAGACATCATCATGAACCGTCGCCCCACCTTCGCCGGGGCTACGCCTTGGGACACGTCCAACTTCACTCCCTCAAGCAAGGTTAGCTGGACTGACACGAACATGGACGGCGGGGCCTACACGGTCGTTCGTCGAAACGGCGACGGGCGCGGCTTCTTCACGGGCCGACTTCACGCCTATTCGCAGACCGCTACAGTTGATGTCTGGAACAGCGGGATGGAAATCCAAGAAGTTCAGAACGTCGGCAATACACAATCCGGCCATGCCTATGCTCCGGCCCTGACCTTCCATTGGAAGAACGTCGCGGCCCGATCCCTCTTCATGGGTTCGGACGCTTGGCTCTACATCGGTGTCCAAGGGGACAAGGGAAACTTCGGCAACCTCGGGGTCAACCGCCTCTCGTCGGACGGCAACGAACTCTGGCTCCAAAAAGCCAAGGTCACGAAGCTGAAAATCCACGAATACGGCATCAACGCCATCGGGAACTGCGACGTGGATGGGGGTGTCTTCATCCGATCCAACGCGCCCACTATCACCCTGCAAGACAGCGATCACCGCTCGGCGATGATCCACGTCAACAGCAACCGTTTCTATGTCCTGCGTGGATCGGGCACGAATGCGACCGGCTGGGAAAGCACGGGCGGTGGCTGGCCGCTGGAAATCAACCTCGACAACAACGACGCCTATTTCGGGGGTCAAATCTACGGCGGCAACAACAGTTGGTTCAGGGTCCGTGGCTCCGGCAACGGCATCTATTGGGAGAACCACGGCGGCGGCTGGTTCATGCAGGACAGCAGTTGGATGCGCGTCTATCAGGACAAGAACATCTACACTGGCGGTCAAATGCGGGCGGTTGATTTCACCTACCCGGACGGGGGACGTGTCGCCCGAACAACCAACTCGCAGTCGGCTCCCTCGGGCGGCAACGACGGCGATGTTCACATCGTGTGGTGACGCATGAGCATCACCGTCAGATCGGGCGGAAGCTGGCGCACCGCCACAGCCGTCCACGTCAAAAACAACGGATCTTGGAAGCCCGCGAAAGAGGTCTGGGTGAAATCGGGAGGGACATGGCGCAAGGGCTGGTCGGCCCGCACCGTCACGATCTTCGTCCAATCCTCCGAACAGGTTCGGACGAATTGGGGCCAATGGAACGAGCAACAGTATGACCGGATCACCTTCGGAATTTCGGTCAATCCCTACCTCGCTCCCTCATCCTATTCGTGGGGCAACGAGGTCTCTGGGACGGCATCAACCGCCGTCTTCACCGGGCCGACCTACAACACCAACGGCTTCATGTATCAGAGCTTCGGCAACGCCTACTGCTCGGTAGTGATCGGCGGTCAGACCTACGAACTATCGCTCGATTTTCAATACACCTCCGGCGATCAAATCTAATCCTCCCCCCACAATCGAAAGGTCTAATGGACCCCACTCACAACACATCGAACTCCGACCCAGCCTTGGTGCTGATCCTCGGGGAAATCAAAGGCCAGCTTGGCACCTACATGAAGTTCATGGAGACCTTGCAGGGAAAGCACGACAACCTCGAAACCCGGACGCGCGCACTCGAAAACGCGAAGTTCTGGCTCATGGGCGTCGCCGCCGCGCTCGGCGGTCTGGCGGGCTTCCTCGTGGACCTCTTCAAGTCATGAGCAACCGCGCTTCTGAAAAGGCGATGGACCAGCTTCATGCCGTCGTCGCCCTCCTGCTATCGAACGAACTCTCCCGCGCCTCCATCCGCGCCGAAGAGAACCCAAGCGACCCCAGCAAGGCGATCTCGCCTCAACTGATCGCCCAAGCCATCAAGTTCCTCAAGGACAACGGCGTCGCAGCCTCGGCGACATCGCCGCGCCTCGACGATCTCACGGCGAAACTCGCAGACCTCGACCTCGACGACGAGGTGCTGTGGGGGATGACGCCCCAATAACCCAAGCCCCTCGCAGACCGACCGCTCGCCTTCACCGGCGGGCGGTTGGGTCATGCCATGACTGATTGAAACAACGCCCCGAAACGCCTCGCGAAAAGCTCCAGCGATCCTTCATCAACTTCGTCCGTTACGTCTGGCGATACGTCCTCGGCCTCCCCAAGCCGACCCGCATTCAAGAGGACATCGCTCGCTACCTCGAAAGCGGCCCGACCCGCCGCGCCATCGAGGCCCTTCGCGGGATCGGCAAGTCCTTCATCACCTGCGCCTATGTCGTCTGGTGTCTGTGGCGCGATCCGCAGAAAACCGTCCTGATCGTCTCGGCCGGTGAAAGCGGTGCCGCAGACAACGCCAACCTCATCAAGTCGATCATCTTCCACGAGGCGGGCGACCAGCTATGGGCCGAACTGCGCCCCGGCCGGGACCAGCGATCCTCGACGCTGGCGTTCGATGTCGGCCCGGCCAAGTCGAACAAGCAGCCCTCGGTCAAATGCCTCGGGATCACCGGACAACTGGCGGGCAACCGCGCCGACATTTTGATCGGCGACGACGTTGAGAACCAGCGGAACTCCGCGACCGAGGATCAGCGCGACAAGCTGCGCCACGCCACGTCCGAATTCGGCAAGATCATCAAGCCTCTCGATACCTCCGAGATTATCTACCTCGGGACGCCGCAGACCGAAGAGTCGATCTACAATGACCTTCCCAAACGCGGCTACGACATCCGCGTCTGGCCCGCGCGCTACCCACTGAAATCCAAGCTCCCGAACTACGGCGACACCCTCGCACCGCTGCTCCGGGCTGACATCGAAAAATGCGGGACGCTCTGTGATCCCACGGGCCTGTCGCTTCTGGGCGGCGCCCCGACCGACCCTGACCGCTTCACCGACGCCAAGCTGCTCGAAAGCGAGATGGACGGCACGGCGGCCGAGTTCATGTTGCAGATGATGTTGGACACGTCGCTGTCCGACGCCGAGCGGTTCCCGCTGAAGACCTCCGACCTGATCGTCATGAACGTCGATAAGAGTCGGGCGCCGGTCGCACTCTCCTACACGTCCGCCGACGATAAGCAGATCAAGGACGTGATGCTTCCGAACGTCGGCTTCACCGGCGACAGGTTCTTCTCACCCTTCAACGTCAGCGAACATTGGGCCGACTACACTGGCAGCGTCATGCACATCGACCCTTCGGGCACGGGTGCGGACGAGACGGCGTTCGTCGTCACCAAGTTCCTCAACGGCAAGGTCTTCGTCACCAAGTGGGGCGGCGTCGCCGGTGACGGCGGCTCGCCCGAAACCCTGTCCAAGCTTGCGACCATCGCGGCCGAACAAGAGGTCCGTGCCCTCATCGTGGAGGACAACTTCTCGGACGGCATGTTCCGCCGACTGCTGACCCCCGTCCTGCTCGCCAAGCACACCTCGAAATGGCGGTGCGGCATCGAGGGCGTGAAGGTCCACGGCATGAAAGAGCGGCGCATCGTCGGCGCCCTTGAGCCGGTGATGAAGCAACACCGTCTGGTCATCGACCGAGAGGTTCTGAAACTGGACCTCGCCGTCCCCGACCGGATCAAGTCAGGCGTTTTCCAGATGACCCACATAACCGCCCAGCGCGGTGCATTGAAGCACGATGATCGGATCGACGTGCTGGCCTTGGCGGTGGACTATTGGAAGCAGCACATGGCTATCGACGCCGCACAGGCCGAGGCCGACCATCGCAAGAAGCTGGATCGCGAGTTCGAAAAACGCTTCTTCGCGGGCACCGCGAGCGGCCAGCTATTGAATAAAACTGGACGACAGCGCGGCGCCGGAAGGCGGATGATTTAGGTAGCGATCACGCGCTCGGAGAAAAACATCTTGAACAGCGTAGCGGCCTCCTTCTTGCGGATGCGGACCACGAAATAAAGCAGGTTCGTGTGGGGATAGGCGAGATTGAAGGTCCGCATGGTCGATGGCGGATCATTCGCGTTCAGCCAGTCAAAAGCCTCTTGGATCAGTTCATCATCATCGGTCACGAACTCGATCAAAGTCGATGGCGACGTGTCCTTCGCAATCTCGGCCATCCATTGGCGGGCGGTCTCGATATTGTCGATCATGAGAGACGGATAGTTTGGACTGGTCGGATCGCTGGAAGTCGTCGCATCGGCAAATGCCAGATTGATGCGGGCCTCCAGCCAGCCCTGCGTGTCGTAGAAGCCGTCCTTCATCACTTTCCTCCCCGCTCAATAAGAGGGTGGTTGCCGTGCAGGACTTTGCTGACCGTCGTGTCGGCCAACCCGAGTTCGGCGGCGACATGCTTATTTTTCCGGCCCTCGTCAGAGAGCATAAAGATTTTCAGGATGATGTCGTCCGTCATCCTTGCGCGATGCGGCCAGTTCTGACGGACCTGACGGGGCGTCAGCGACAGAAGTTCGGCCACCTCACTGATCGTCATTCCCTTGTCACGGGCGTTCTTGATTTCCAGAGTGACGGACGACCGAACCGAACCTTCCTCCGCGCCTTGTCGCGTGGTCGCTTCGATCACGAGTTTCAGGAGTTCGGCTTGGATGGTGTGCGGGCAGTCATGCCGCGTCGCGATCACCGCGATCTTGGCCGCAAGGGCTTGGGCTTCCATCATCGTTCTCCAAAAAGTTTGAGAATGGTTCCGGTGCGCTTGGCCCAATCAAGATAGCGGCGGGTGTCCTTGCCCCTAACGATCTCGATATCAAAGGACCAGTCTTCATCGCCGTAGGGTCCGGTGAATGCGCGAAAGCGTTCGTAGTCCCGCTGGATCACGCGAACTTCGAACCATGGACCTTTGAAGAAGAAATCCGTGAAGTAGCCGTGGTGGACGGTGACGACGCCATTGTTGAACTTCGCACGGGTGACGCCTCGAAACGGTTCTTCGAGGTCGAAGCGGTCGTCGCTGACGATGACCGTCTTCCAAACGCCGTCTCCAATCTCGGGGTAGACGGCTTTCGCCAGCTTCGAGATCGCGGGATCAGGATTGAAAGGGTCGAGCGACCGCAGCGTCTTGATTAGATCAAGCGTCGTGGCGAGAGTCGGGTGAAACGGACTGGTGATCTGGTAGGCTTCCATGTTTCAGCCCTCCGCTTTCGAAGGGTTCACGGTCGTCCACCACCGGGCCATCTTGCCGAAGGCGTCAGCGTCGTCGGCGTTCATGCCGCAGAAGATCGCCACCGCTTGAAGATGGTCAGACAGACGAATTTCATCCTCGTCGTCGTCATAGCTCTCACCGAATTCGACGACCGAGACGACGACAAGTCGGGTCCACCAACCGTCACCCTCAACCTTCACGGTGAAGCGCGTGTTGAACTCACAGGCAGGGTTAGGGTCTTTGTAGGCTTCCCATTTGGACACGCTGTATCCGCGCTTGCCCTTGAACGCATTGCGGTAGACCGTGAGGACATCACCCATCCCGAAGCCGGAGCTTTGATGATAGATCATGCCCTCTTCGGACCAGTCGAACGCGACCGCCGCGATGGCCGCCATACGCTCGAAAATGATCTGGTTGATGATGCCTTGGTGGTAGCTGTTCGGCTTAAAGCCTGAAGCGAACTGATTTTCGGGCACGGGTTCGTAGTAGGTCGTCAAAGTTGGGCCTCCGTTCGAGTGGACGTATGACCAGATTAAAACTCACCCTCCCGAAATTGGCCGGGTTAACGTCGCATTAAGCAAGCAAACCCATGTTATGATTAGTATTTCAGGCGAGCGGTCATGGATTTAGAACAACATTGGAGAGAGGCTCGGCGCCTCCGCGCTAAACGAAAACCTGTTCCGAACTCGCCGGAACTCAACGCTCTATTTCGCGAAGCCATTCTCGAAAAGCTCCGAAATCCTCGTCGCGACCTGTCCAACGCGGCCTTCGCCAAGCACCTGAACGAACTCGGTCTGATGACCTTCCAAGGACGGTCGTGGGACGCTGACAGCGCGCGCCATTACCGTCAGGCCCTTGAGACCGACATCGCCCGTGCTGGCGCCGAAATGGATGAGGAAGACCAGAAAGAGCCGCGCCGCATCAAGGCGATCCGCGACTATGCGCTGGCCGCACTCGCCCGATCAAACACTCCCGGCCAGACGCTTCAGGAACTGGACAACGACATCATACGACTGCGCCTCGATCTTGTTGAGGATCGAAACGCCGGAATGCATGAGATCGAGAGAGCGGTCTCGCTTCTTGAACGGAAGCGCGCCAGCCGGTCAGCCTGATTTCTTCGGAGCCTTGCGGGCCTTCACCTCCGATAGCTTCGCAGCCGTCAGGGCTTCGACCTGTTTCTTCAATGCTTCGATCTCGCCAGCTTGGCGATAAAAACCAATTGAGAGGTCCGACACGACACCGGACAGGCCGCGCGGCGTGAAGCCATCCTCACGCTCCCGCGCGTCGCCGAACGTGCAGTTCCCAATCTCACTGTCCAGACGATCCAGCTTCATGCGAAGCGTCTCGACATTGTCCGATACGACGCCCTCGATGGTCGTCATGCGAGCATTGGCCTTCACGATGTGGTCAGCCAAGGCCGCATTGGTTTCCTCGACAGCGAGACGCAGCGAGGCGACTTCGGTCGAGAGTTTCGGCAGGTCGATGCCGCCGGTCAGAATGGAAAGGATCATGCTGATATTTAGTCAGCGGCGATCCGACTAATGCCCGACCAGAACGTCAGTCAGAGAGGCAGGATCACAGCCCGCTCGTAGCCGGTATGCCCGTCACTCGTCGGCAGAATGACGAACTCGTCCGTAGGCCGATTGATGAGGGCGCGAACAAGGTTCGTGAACTCTTCCGCATGTTCGATGTCGCGAACGAGTATGAAGCCGCCGTCGCCGGTCGGCTCCACATTGTAGGCGGTTGACCCCGCCTTAAGGCGTTCAAGCAAGCACCCCATAACGGCGGCTATTAAAACTTCAGGTTGGCCAAAAAGTCCAGTCCCATATCAATCGCCAATTCGCCACTACGCTTGTGACGAAAGCTTTCGAAGTTGCTGTGACCAATATGCCAAGGTATCGAATGCAGCGACTTTAGTGCTGGAATCGGCATACATACGGATCATGTCTCGCATCACCCTGTCACCTATCGATATTCAAATTGGCAAAACAATACGCGACCGCCGCGTAGCTCTGGGCCTTACTCAGTCAGAACTTGGGGGGGCTATTGGCGTCTCGTTCCAGCAGGTTCAGAAATATGAGCGCGGGGCAAATCGAGTTGCTGTTTCAACGCTGTTGCAAGTCGCCGGTGCTTTGAGATGTAGCGTAGCCGACCTCTACGGCGATCCCGTCTTAACAGGGCAATCACCCTCGGAACGAGCCATTTTGAAACTGTGGTCGCAGTTGAATCAGAAGCAGAGCGATGCTGTCGCAGCTATGCTTCAACAGTTCCTGACGCGCTAAACATGTTGTTCTCGGCTCGTAGGAGCGGGTCGTAAGAATGAAGATGTGAGACCATTTGTTAGCTGCCACTCGATATGCTAACAGTATCGCCGCACTTTGGTTCAGTCTCCATAGTCGTAGTCTTTCTGAGAGGAAACTACCTATGATCGGCTTATTATCGCGCCTTCGCAATCCGTCAGAGATACACTCCGTCGAGCCGGGCGGGGACGGTTTTGGTATTATAGCCAAGCCTGACCGCTTGTCCGATTTCTCGATGCTCGTTCGAGACGCCATCAACGATCCAGACCCATCTTACGCGGTTTTTGCTACCCGGATGACGGAAGGCACAGAACGATTATATGAGCGCGCATATATTCTCCCCTTCGACGAATAGGCTTGGCCTGATCGTCGCGGGCCTCGATTGCAAGGCGTTGTTTTAACGTAGGTTAATGACGCGCTCGGTATTCCGAGACACATCGCGAAACTGCCGAGGCACTTTTGCGTTATGGCAGGTTCCGAATGGTGTTGTCATGACCGAAGTTGTCTGTGTTTTCGTCGTTGACGACGATCCACTTGTGATGATGACACTCGAACATGCGCTCGAAGACGGGGGTTTTGTTTTTAAGACGGCTTGCTCGGCAATCGAAGCGAAAGCCCTTTTCGACACCTGCGGCGCCGAATGCCGCGCTCTGATTACAGATGTAAACCTTGGGAGCGCGGCAACAGGTTGGGATGTCGCCAGATCAGCGCGGGAAATGAACGGCACTTTGCCCGTCGTGTATGTGACTGGCGACAGTGCTCATGAGTGGCGGGCACAGGGCGTCCCCGATAGCATTCTCATCGAGAAGCCATTCGTTTCTGCACAAATCACAAACGCGGTAGCGTTCCTACTAAATGCTCAAAGCCAGCTTAGCCAAACTTTCCCTCAACGGCCTTGAACCGACCCGCTTCTGTCGCGGCTATATCGCATATGCTCGCACCTCTTGGTGGAGCGAAACGCGGTGAATAGCGACGACGACAAGATCAAACGCGAGTATATACGCAAAGTGTGGGCTTTATCCGCGAAGCCCTTCTTGAAAAGAATTTATTTTGCCGAGCTAAGCTACTGGGGAAGGCAGTCTACTGGAATTTGATGGCTTTGAAAGCTGACCCTAACGTCATGGTTGTCAGGGGCAAGCCTATCCCACCCGATGACTACATCAAACCAGAGTAGATTAACTGATTATCCATTTAGCTCGGTTCGCTCACGATGACGCTTCAGTTTCGAATGGAACGACCACAGCACGGACATACCTCCCGAGCGCATCAGTGACGGGCTGCGCGACCACTTTATCACAGTGACCGACAGTAAGCTCGTCTACAAATTTTACAAAGGCACTCTCCTGACCATCCTTCGGAGAGATTACCCAGCACTTTCCAAGTGGCTGAGCTTCAAATATTACCGAACCTTTTCCAATGGATTTAAGTAAGTTAATCATCGGCACCCAACAACGCGACACTCTCGACACTCGTAGATAACCGGCCGATCCTTAAAGATTCAGCTAATGCGAAAGGCCCTCGCGCAATGCGAGCCGCTCGATCCGGCACAGTCAGAGTGGCATTACCGTAGCGCGTTCGTAGCCTAACTTGCCGTCAGTGATGGGGAAGATGGCGTATTCATCGCTTTGATGAAACGTTAGTTCATCAATCATCTTGGCGAACTCCGCTTCCTGCCCCCGTTTTGGGACAATAACGAATCCCTCGCCGAAGACCTCGACATCGAAGATCGGCGATCCGCTTTTAATGTTTGCCAAAAGGTTCTTCATTGGCGTGATTATAAGTTTCGGGGGTCATGCCTGTCGAGAGCTTAACAGGACAATGAGAGTTATGACCCGGATTGAAATTTGGGTCACACATCCGAAGTGGGGAATATACGCATCCCGCAACTGTCAGCCCCCCCCGTGGGGGCATCGTCCGGGGACCGTCAGGGCCGACGCTGGCCAGCATAGGACCGTATAGGAAATGCGCGGGGAGACTCGTTTCCGATTCCGACGCGATGCCTTGGCACGGTTTCGGGCACGGTCTGCACTACTCTCTCGCTAACCGCTTGAGATCGCTTGCCCTCGTTCCCGTAAGACAGGGCACACAGGGCGATCACGCATCGTCAGGCCCGATGCTCCAGCACATCGAGCGACGATCCTCGCGCGTGATCTAAACGCGCGCGCGATGGAGCCACGACCGTTCGCGGGTTAGACCCTGCCTTTTTTCGTTGACGACATTTTTTGCGTTGACAGTGCCTATTCGTTGATTCACGTTTGGGGCATCGAATGCATAAACGCAAAGGTTGACCTCAATGCTTACTGAACTGCCCGGCGACTTCACCCGCCTGATCGAACTGACCGGCGGCCACTATGACCTGACTCTCTGGATCCGCCCCGATGTCGATCTCGACTCCACCTTCGAAGCCATCTGCGACGTGACCGGCGACCGCCTGTCGGTCAACGGCTGGCTGTTCTGCGAAGCCTAATACCCGCGTCAACGCAAACAACGGATTAGAACAATGAAAGCTGACATCTACCAAACCGTCACGGATTCCATTGTCGCCATGCTGGAGAACGGCGTCCGCCCTTGGGCGCCGCAATGGGAAGCCGGATCGTGCGGACTTCCTGCGATCCCGACCCGCGCCAACGGCGAGGCATATCGCGGGATCAACGTCGCCCTGCTTTGGGGAGCGGCCGAAATGAAAGGCTATCGTCACCACACTTGGATGACCTTCAATCAAGCCAAAGAGCTTGGGGGATGCGTCCGCAAAGGCGAGAAGTCGTCGCCGGTGATCTATTGGGGGTCGTATTCCAAAGAGGACGAAACCGGCGAGGAAGAAACCCGGCTGTTCGCCAAGGGCTATGCGGTTTTCAACGTCGAGCAAATCGACCATTTGCCGGAACGCTTCTATGAGGCCGCGCCTGTCGCCGCGACGGCCGAACGCATCAAGCTCGCCGATCAATGGGCGGTCGGGACTGGCGCCGAGATCAGACACGGCGGGGCTAAAGCGTTCTTCTCGCCCAAGTCCGATCACGTCCAGATGCCGCCATTAGAGGCGTTCTATGAGCGCGAAGCCTATTACGCGACGCTCGCCCATGAACTGACGCACTGGAGCGGAGCCAAGGCCCGGCTTGATCGCCAGTTCGGAAAGCGGTTCGGCGATAAGGCGTATGCGTTTGAGGAATTGGTCGCCGAAATGGGCGCCGCCTTCGCCATGGCTCGCCTTGGGATAGCCGTTGAGCCTCGCGAGGATCATGCGTCCTATCTGGCGTCATGGCTCAAGGTTCTGAAATCGGACAAGCGCGCCATGTTCACGGCGGCGAGCAAGGCTCAAGCCGCTTGTGACTTCCTCTTTGACCTCGCCGACAAGGCCCCAAAACAGGCCGTAGAGCGGCCTTGGATGGCCGATGGCGTCATCTATCTCCCTGACCTGTCGGGAGGCTCCAGCGCGCCGGAAATCGAGTCCCATGGCGACGATGACGACACAGACCCGACGCCGCCTGTTGCGCCTAAACGTCCGCCTGTCTCGACCGATGTCGCGGCCGGGTTCCTGTCCAAGCTGACGGCGTTTGCAGGGGGAGGCATTAGTGCCTCCCGCCCGTTCCATCCCCGCCGTGATCCAAGCCTATGCGAGTTCCTGTCTATCCGGGGCATCTGCGACGATGGCGGGGAGCTAAAGGCCCGCGATCTCGACCGCTGGCATCGTGAAGCCCCGTTCCGTCGCCGCCTTGTGCGGGCCGATGGCGTGTCGCTGGAGACTGCCGCGCGTCTGGCTTGGGAGGCCGGGTATTTCGATGATGTTGCGGTTCCGGCTTGGGATAGCTCCGACAACATGCACCCGGTGACGGAGGCGATGTTGCTGGCCGCTCTGGAGCGCGAGCTACGCGCCGACTATCAGCACCTTTGGGCCGACCATGATGCGGAGTTCTTTGCGTGAGCCTGAAAGTCTCATTCATCCTTGTGGCGACTGATGACGGCTCCGGCCGTCATCAGGCGGCCTATGCGGACAGCATGTCCGAGATCGAGGCCATGCTGACTGGCGTCCTGACTGACGTAAGCTTCGAGCGTCACATGATCGACGACGAGAACCTTGCGGCCACAGTCCAAAACATGCGCGACGTGACCATGCTTCGGGTCGCAGCATCTGACCTGATCCGCCGGGAGGGGTGGCAAGCACAGACGGAAGATGGTCGCTGGCTCCGACACCGCGCGGATGGACCCGCCATGATCGGCTGTGTCAGCAGCTATCAGAAACCGGAAAGCCGCTACTTCCTATGGGGCATCAACATCGAGCCGGAATGGCATCAGAAGCTCGTCGCAGACGGCACGGCCGAAAGCGAGGAGAAGATGCGGGCTTGGTTCGATGCGAGATACTACGAATGATCGCCCTGACCCTCTTGGACCGTCGCACCCGCGAGGCTTTCACCGTCGTCGTCCCTGACGGTTGGAAGCCTGACGCGACGGTCTATGACATCACCCGGCGGGGTCGCCCTGCCGCCGGGTATCGTCGATCCGAGACACTGACCGCCGAAAGATATGGCGGCCATCCAGCACATCCGACTAAATAGTCCTCATAACCTGTTTCGCCGTGTGCAAGACGTGCAAACAGGGCCGTTTAGATATTGGATAAATATGGATGGGATCGTATATTCGTTTCTGTCATCAAATCCGAAAACTTGAGGCCCTGCGATCTTGCACATCGCGGGGCCTTTTGTTTTTCGGATTTTTATGGACAACCCCTTTGCAGCCGTTGTGGCTGAACTTGACTACCTCGGGAATGACAACGCTCTCCTGAACTCTGCCCTCTACAAGAACCCTGACTTCGTGGCGTGGTGCGAGAGGATCGCTGACCGTCAGCACAAGGTCCGCGCATCGGCCGTGACGCCCCTGCCCGCGTTGGAGACGATCTTGGCCCTTGAGGCGACAGTCTTTGACAACGGTCCTGAACCGAAGTTCCGACACAAGATCACGCTCCAGACCTACATGGGCGATCATCCCAACTGGAAGCGTCCGAACTGGAAAGGGACGGCGACGCTCTGGCCGCACGATGTCGCCGTGAAGACGGCGAAGAAATCGAAGGCGAAGTTCTCGGAAGCTACGCTCGCCGTGGTTGAAGCTCTGGCCGGTCAAGGCTCCGGTTTCGTGGGCGTCTTCATGCACACGGGCGCCGGGATGGGGTCTACCTACAACGATCAGCACGTGGTCTGGATCGACATGGAGACGAATGAGGCAATGATCTATTCGCCGAACGCCCACTTCTGGCTGGCACCGTTCGACAAGCTGGACGCCAAGGGCAAGCCGCTCAAGAGCAACGGCATCCTGCATTCGCGGTCATCGTCGGCCGACACTCTGGATCACTGGTCAACGGGCGAGCCGGTTTCGCTTTAACTATTCGCCGGGAGTGATGCTCCCTCTATTAATACCCCCTAATACTAATATATTAATAGAGGGAGCACCCCTCGGCGAATACGGCTTTGGTCGGTTCCCTCTAATAGAGAGCATCACCTGACGGTTCGCCCAACAATAGGGACATAGGCTTGCCCCCGCCTCGTTCCTCGTCGGCGCCAAACCATTTCTCTAATAGAGGGAGTGGGGTTGCGGCGCGGTAGTCGAGGGCGGATCGGGTCGGTGCATCACCCTGTGAAGGATGGCGACCCAAAAAAGAGCGGTGACCGAGGTCACCGCTACAGATAGTTTGCTTCGCCTTCGTTCAACACCGGTTGATGACGCGAGTTCCTTACGAATCAGGCGGACTTCTTCATCGCTTCAGCGTTAACGGCGGCGTCTGCAATGGCCGTGAGGTCTTCATCGGTTTGGGACTCTTCATTCAAGGTCTCTTCGAGCAAAGCGGCTGCGTCAGTTAGGCCCAGCACGTTCGCCCAGCGTCGCAGAGTGCCGTATCGGGTAATTTCGTAGTGTTCGACTGCTTGCGCGGCGGCCAGCAGACCCGCATCCATGGCAGGATTATCCTTATATTCCTCCATGATCTCATCGCCCTCGGCGAGAATGCCTTCGATGGCGTCGCACGTCTTTCCTCGCGGAGCCTTCCCGATGATCTCAAACACCTGTTGCAGACGTTCGATCTGCCCCTCAGTTTGATCCTTGTGCTTCTCGAACGCGGCCTTCAGTTCGGGCGACTGGGCGGCGCGAGCCATCTTGGGGAGCGACTTCAGGATTTTCCGCTCAGCGTAATAGATATCCTTCAGGGTGTCGTGGAACAGAGTGTCGAGTGTTTTCTCGGCCATAACCATATCTCCGTTGGGTGAGACACATAAAAGCACAGCTAAGCGGGTCAGTTCCTTGCGTCGGTGGTTCGAAATGAGGCCAGCGCGCGATTAACCTCCCGACAGCGTTTCCCGCGTCGCTGACTAAATAACATCACAACCGTTCCGGCGAGAGCAAGTCGCGGATCGGGCCGATGTTTGAAACGCGCGCATAGTCTGAACAGCTTGTTCGTTTCCAGAAAGAGGCCCTGCCGATCTTGCTCATCGGCGGGGCCTTTTCGTTTGGAAACTGAATTGGAGAAATGTCGCAAATGCGCTGATGCGTTGACGCCGGGAGTAAACTGGTCAGCGTCACGAGTAAGGAAGCCTGACCGAATTTGCAGCCCCTGCAACTCGGCCGCCGCTGCGGTCTGGAACCGAGCGCACCCCGAAGCGAGGCAAGGCACACAGAAGGTCTATCGCAAGAACCACCTCGACAAGCTTGCTTCTGACAATAATCGCCGTCGCGCGGTGAAGCTGGCCGCTCTGTCCCCGGATCGAGACGAAGCCAAGATCGCGGCTGTATATTCGCTGGCCAGTCGCCTGACTGCGCGGTTCGGCCGCCCTTACCACGTCGATCACCTTGTGCCGCTCGCCAAAGGTGGGCTGCACCACGAGGACAACCTTGTGGCCATGCGGGGCGACTACAACTTGGCAAAGAAAGACAAGATCATCCCATCGGTCATCTCGTTTTTTGGCGGGGAGGCCGCCTGATGCACTCGGCCTTCCAATACAACGGCAACCCCGTCACCGCAGCCGAAGCCGCAGCGATCATCACCGAACGCCGAGCGGAATGGCATCGCAAACGGTTGGACCGTGCGCGAGATCGCGACGCCCGCGACGGCGCAATTCTACGCCAACTTTGGTCGATGATCCGGGGGCGCGATGTCTAACCGCGTCTACACCGATGCCGAACTGACGCCACGGATGCTGGCTCAGAAGCTGGACCTCTTTTGCCGCGCCGACGCCAACGCGCAGAACACCCGATCCGAGATCAGCAAGACCCGGACCCGGCTGCACGAGCTTGAGAACCTTCTGATCACGCTGGACGCGGAGATCGAGGACGCCGCCGAGTTCGCATCGACTTACTTCCTTAAACGTGGAACGCTGGATTGAAGAAGCGAATGACGAGGGCGAGATGAATTTCACTGCACCGCTGATTTTGATCGCCGCGCTCGCTTGTTTTGGCCCGGCTGCGGCGCAATCCCAATCCGAAGTGCCGCTCTACGTTGGAGAGGTGACTGCGGCGAACGCCGAGAGGTTCACGTCTACGCTTTCGAATCAGGTTGATAAAGTCGTTGGCTTGCAGATTGTATTCGGCACAATCAGCGAAGGCGACGTGCTGACGGACGGCTCTCTGAACGGCGGTGCCTATATCTCTTTTGCCAATTCGTATGCGGGGGGCGTCCAGATCAACATCCCCGACGCCTATTTGAGGCATGGCGAATGGGTCGCTGACGGCTTCTACACCATCAAATACGGAGGGATGGGTCAGGGCATCATGGGCTACTACCTGCGCCCGGCAGACGAGGCAGCGATCCGACTCTCGGAAAAGCCCATCGTCCAGCGTCCAGTCGAGGCATTGCCGCCTGTCGAGCGCACGAGAACCGCTGATTAGGCTTCGGTGATGGGTGGCTCGCCTTCGTCCGACACGTCATTGGAAGCGGCAACCTCCTCGACCCCATCACCGCCCGAAGCCGCCGCCTTATCCTCAGCAGTTTCGGCGACGAGCGACGCAGCATAAGCCCGCGCCGCTTCGATCACCCTCGTTTGGAATGATGGACTCTTAGCAACTTTGTCAGTGCCCCCCGCATCGGTGAACAGTCCAATCACCGCGCCGATAGCGTGATTGAACTCGTCGGGCGATGGTGAGTAGCCTCTCCACATATGGGCCGCTTGAAGGCTTGCCTTAAATTTCGCAGCACTCAGGTAGGCAAGGATGTGGAAAATGACATCGTTCTTGAAACTTGACGGTGCTGATGCATAGGACGCGATTAGCCGCGTCATGATCTCGCGTTTGGCGACGATGATGTTGAGGAAGCTGTCCAGAGGATATTTGTCCGAAAACAGACTGATGTAATCTTCGTCTGATTTCAGGAGCGTGGTGGGGCGGCCTCTCGCATCTGCGGGGCGGAAAAGAATGGCGGCCATCAGGGCTTGAGCCATTTCAGCCAGCGTGACGATCTCGGTCACTTTCTTTCCGGCAATGCGATACTGGTTCTTACGACGCTCGTAGTAGAGGCCATTACCCTTCAAGTGGTCTTCGATGTTGCGGTGAACGTGATCCATTCCGCGCAGGTAGGCTTTCGGAATATGTGTCTGGCTATTCGTCGCCTTGATCACCTCATCGCGGGCCTTCTCACTCGATGGCTGGATGATTTTCACCAGCAGGATTTGCTGGCGCCGCTTTTCCTTGATCTCCTCGGCAACCAAGGGATCGGTCATGAAAGCGTAGATGACATTCGAAGTTTGAAGACCATTCACCAGAAGTGGGTCCGTTAGGGTGAGAACTTCCCCCTTCTGATCGATGTCGCTGGCTACAATGGTGATCCCATTGTTGAACCACCAGAAGTCGCCTTCATCGAGTTCATGCAAGGTCTTCTTGATGGCTTCGTTGACCTCGGACTTGCCGAGAAAGTCGCGGACGTTAGCATCGAAAAAGCTGCGGATTAAAACGCCATGGTCGTCGGTTAGAAAATCGATGAAGGCGCCGATTGTCGTCAGGCATGCAAAGGAGTCAGCCGTGCTGGACGAGATAACTTTATGGTTCGCCAAACGCTTTTGCCGGGTGCGCGGCAGGCGAGACAGCGCGATCAGTTCCTCCGCGCCGACGAATTCAAAATTGACGTCTTTAGTCCCAGCCGCCTTGCTGATTTGATCGCTCAAAGTCTGGGACGTCTTGATGACTGTCTCGTGGATCGCGGCCGTTGATGCCTTTGTGACATAAAACACGGTCGTAGCGACCCGGATCGTTCGACCAGACGTGTCGAAGAGAACTCGGCGCGCTACTGCAAACAAATCCTGTAGCTTGGTGCTGTAGCCTGCGATGTAGCCGTCATAGGTCTTCGACAGGTCGAGCAGATCGGTGACAGTTGCTCGGATGATTTTCAGGGGGTTCTCTTCAAATCCCGTCGTGTTTTTTGATTGAATGAGGATCAGGTCCACGTCGAGCGGGCCTTTATCGGGAATCTCTTCGCCTTCCTCACCGCGCAGGCTGGCACCGTTGACGATGACATACATTGCGTCGATTTGACCATCGAGACTGCCATCTGTGAGACCGGCGTCGATGTCATCCTTGGACAGATCGAACTTTAGAAGAACCTGCTCGTGCGCGACGCTCATGAACGCTTCGTCGAGATTGGTCGTCCCAAGATCGTCGGCCCGTGATTTCACGAGGCCATCGGTCAACGCTTGATATGTGTTATTTGCCAT